GTACAATTATCATGTTTTTGCTAAGATGAAATACCCTGATGGATGGGAGCAGAAAGTCAAGAATGCTCCAGTTAAATTTTTTGAAGAACGGCATGCAAATGCATGGGATGATAAGATACTAAGTGCTAAATTAAAATCCTGGAAGAGATCGGACAAAGGATATACCTGTACTCAAAGTCCACTAGCTGACTTTTGTAAGAAGGGTATATGTGTTAAAAAAAGATTTGGGGTGTTGGCTGGATCAAAGGGATCCTATCCTATACTGACTAACCTTAGAAAGATAGAAATTTTTGAAGAACCAGAATACGAATTTGACGTTACTAAACCAGACGGTATTGCAACAGCAACAGTGCATTGTAAATCAATTGAACATTTAAATGATCAACGTAAACGTAGAAATGCAATAGCAAAAGCTGCAGGATTTTTACCACCACTTATTAAAGGTGAAGAAGAACAAACAGTAATGGATGAATTATATAAAACACAAAAAGCTGTACAGCCACCTATAGGTACATCTCCTAAAGAAAAACTACATGATGTATTGCATGCAAGAATTAATGGACCTAGAGCATCAACAGATGCAGCATTTAAAAGTGGTTCAGTATTAATAGAAGGTGACTATGCATTTTTTAAATTTGAAAAATTTTTTGATAGATTAAGAGCTAAAGATTGGAAATATAAAGAAGAAAAAACAGGACGTATCATGGAGACTACATACAGAGAGTGTGAGATACAATTTCTGGACCAGAAAAGATTTCCATCTAAAGAGTCTGGTAAATATAATTCTTCTACTAAAAATGTAGTACAAATAAACATAAAGTCGTTTGAAGAAGTACCAATATACCATACCAAAATAAAACATAAGACGGAGATAATGTGATTAGTAGAAAAATATACGGGCCTCCGGGAACAGGGAAAACAACTAAACTTATTGATTATGTTAAAACATTTTATAAACTTGGAACACCTTTGGACAAGATTGGTTACTTTGCTTTTACCACTAAAGCAGCAACCGAGGCTACTAATAGAATGTTAGATGCATACAAACATTTACAACAGAAAGATTTAAAAAATTTTAGAACTCTTCATTCTCTTGCTTTTAACAGATTAGGGATGAAAAAAGCTCAGGTTATGCAGGATGAACACTACGAAGATATAGGTAGAAAAGTAGGAATAGAGGTTACAATTTATTCTGATGGCAAGGAATCTACCGGATTTGTAGATTCTAATAGTGAATATTTTAACTTGATAAATGCGGCCAGAATAAAGGAATGTTCAATTGAGGACGAATACAATACTGGAATGTACTCCTATGAATTAGAAAAAAATCTACTGTATGTTTTAGAAGAAGAATTAAATAACTATAAAGATTCTTTTAAACTGTACGATTTTACAGACATGATTGAAAAATTTAATGTGGCTAAATTGTGTCCAAAATATGACGTAGTTTTTATTGATGAAGCACAAGATTTATCTCCTATACAGTGGAAAATGGTAGATATTCTGCGGGAAAATTCCAAATATGTTATACTAGCTGGTGATGATGATCAAGCTATTTATGGCTGGGCTGGTGCAGATGTGCTTAAATTTATAGCTACACAGGCTAAAAAAGACATTATTTTGCCACAATCTTACAGGGTTCCTAGGAGTGTACAGGATATAGCCAATAAAATATTAGATCGAATTCCAGACGATAGAAGAGTTAAAAAAAATTGGAAAGCAAGAAACAAAGAAGGAATGGTTGACTACATCACTGCTATTGATGATGCACCTTTGTATAAAGGTAATTGGTTAGTGTTAGCGCGAACTAATGATAGATTAGAAAAACTTAAACCAATTTTAAAAGACATGGGAATTTATTTTCAATTTAAAGGACGTAAAAGTTTTACGGCTTCCTTGTTTAGAAGCATTCTAAACTACACAAGATGGCAAAATAAAGGGGATAAATTATCTTTAAGTGAACTAAAAGATATTTTTGAATGCACTCAATCTTACCATACTTTAAGAGAAGAAAGATTATATGACCTTAAAGAATTTGGATTTAGTAATACTGAGAGGTGGTATGACGTGTTTAAATTAAACCCGGAAGAATGTTTATACATCAGAGAAATGTTAAGACAGGAAGAAAATTTACATACAGATGCACGAGTACAATTATCTACGATTCACTCGGCTAAAGGGGGACAGGCTGATAATGTTTTATTAATTTTAGATAATACAAAAACAATTAGAGAGGCTACAGAAAAAAGCGATGACAAACATGACGAAGAGCATAGAGTTTGGTATGTAGGTGTTACACGTACTAAACAAAATTTATATATAATGACAGCAAAAAAGGAGGATAAAGGATATGACATCGAAAGTTTGGGATAAACAACACGGTGGATCCCACTATCAAAAATATAAAATTCAGCCAAGCAAGTTCGTAGTTGAGAATAAGTTGTTATATCCAGAAGGATGTGCTATAAAATACATTATTCGTCATCGCGACAAAAATGGAAAGGAAGATATATTGAAGGCTATACACTTTTTAGAAATGATACTTGAAAGAGATTATCCAGAAAAAGAAATTCCAAAAGAAAATTTACCAAAAGAAAAACCAAACTCATGGGGGATACGTGAAGATTCCTAAGTTTGAAGCACAGACAGAATGGGTAAAACCTACAGAGTTTCCAGACTTAAGACAAGTAGATGAAATAGCGATAGACTTAGAAACAAAAGATCCTGATCTAATAAAAAAAGGATCTGGTTCTGTTATTGGTAATGGTGATGTAATTGGTATTGCTGTTGCAACTAAACATTACAAAGGATACTTTCCTATTGGTCATGAAGGTGGTGGTAACATGGACCGACAAAGAGTTTTAGGTTGGTTTAAAGATATATTAGAATCTTCATCAACAAAAATTTTTCACAATGCAATGTATGATGTCTGTTGGCTACGTGCATTAGGATTTAAAATAAATGGCGACATTGTTTGTACAATGATAGCCGCAGCAATTACAGATGAGAACAGATTTCGTTACGATCTTAATAGTTTGTCATGGCATTACTTGGGCTATGGTAAGAATGAGGCTGCACTAGCAGAAGCCGCAGAAGAATGGGGTATTGATCCTAAAGCAGAAATGTACAAACTACCTGCTATGCATGTTGGATCTTATGCAGAAAGAGACGCTGAAGTAACTTTTGGGTTATGGCAGGAGATGAAAAAAGAGATTATTAGCCAGGATTTAGAGGATATATTTGACTTAGAGACAGAATTGTTTCCATGCCTGGTCGACATGAGATTCAAAGGCGTACGAGTTGATGTAGACAAAGCTCATGCAATGAAAACAGAATTTAAAAAAGCAGAACAAGAATTATTACATAAAATAAAAGGTGAAACAAATATTGATACACAGATATGGGCTGCAAGATCTATTGCAAATGTATTTGATGTATTAAGATTAGAGTATCCACGTACAGAAAAAACAGAAGCACCATCATTTACTAAAAATTTTTTACAAGAACACAAACATCCTGTTGTTAATATGATTGCTAAAGCAAGAGAAATTAACAAAGCTCACACAACTTTTATAGATTCTATTCTTAGATACGAACACAAGGGTAGAATACATGCTGAAATAAATCAGCTTAGATCACAAACCGGGGGCACGGTGACTGGTAGGTTTTCCTACCAGAATCCTAATCTTCAACAGATTCCTGCAAGGAATAAAGATTTAGGACCAAAGATAAGATCATTATTTATTCCTGAAGAAGGTTGTAAGTGGGGAGTATTTGATTACTCACAACAAGAACCAAGATTAGTAGTACACTATGCATCACTATATAAACTACCATCAGTCTATGATGTAATAGATGCATACAACACAGACTCAAACGCAGACTTTCACCAAACAGTAGCAGACATGGCTCAGATACCACGTTCACAAGCAAAGACAATTAACCTTGGACTATTCTACGGAATGGGTAAGGCTAAACTTCAAGCAGAATTAGGTGTTACTAAAGAAAAAGCTGCAGAATTATTTAACACCTATCACAGTAGAGTACCGTTTGTTAAACAATTAATGGAGAAAGCTTCTAACAGAGCACAGGACAGAGGACAGATTAGAACTTTACTTGGTAGATTGTGTAGGTTTCATTTATGGGAA